ATTACCAAAAGATAGATTATTTATTTGTGAATTATTAAAAGATAGATTACCGTTTGTTGCTACGCTCATGATTTTTACTTTGTAATTTTTTTATATTTTTCTTCTTGTAAAGAGTATAATTGAGAAATTTTTTCTATAGTCTCATTGTAATTGAAATTTTCTAATTTCTCATAAAATACGATAACATCTACCATATATCCACTCGTTTTTTTATTGTTATTAATTACAATATCATTTTTTTCAGCACTTATTATATTAAACACCCAATTATCCTCTTTAAGTTGAATTTGTGAAAGCTTTTTCAAATCATCATTGCTATCATTATTTTTTATTTTTAGTTCTAAAAAATTATCTATAGAATCAATATCAAATGTTCTTTTTATACCTATTCTGTTTATGGATTCAATTTCATCTTTAAGAGATTCTAAAATTGTAGAAATAAAATCAATGTCTTCTTTTTCACGTTTTGATGAGTCAAAACCGATAACATTGTCTCCTAAAAAAATACCAGTGTCTTTACCTTCAAATGTAAGTTTATGAGTAGGCTGGTATTTTAAATTAGGCTCAATCTGTCTAACTTCCTGTGGAATATTAAAAATAGACAGCCTTTCTATTTTTGGACTTGCATTATCTATTTTAATTATAGAAAATAAATTTTCCACATCACTTTTAAAAGTTACAAACAAATCACACACATCTATTATTTTTATATTTTCTAGTTTTAAATTGTCCATTTTAATATCCTCTCCTATTTTTATATTACGCCCAAATTTTCATATAAAATATTAATAAAATGTAAGCGAAAAGCACTCCATTTTATTATATTTTATCACAATTAACCTTATATTTTTTTATATTCTCATCTTCTTTATTATTTTAAAGTCTCTAAACCTAATCATCCCACCACTTCTATAAAATTTTTAAAGGTTTCAACAGCCATTTTTGATACTACAGCACCTAAGATCTCGCATTGTTCAAATTCGCTATTATCTACTTTTTTATCTTCATATTTTTTATTTTCAGAAACTAAAAAAATATAATCTGCAAAAGGTTCTTTTTTAATTTTTTTGCAAAATAAATCATCATTTTTTCTAAAAATAACAATATCTGCATTTGAAATAGCCCCAAGTGAATTTTTACTTCTATCTATAATAATAAAATCTCCATTAGATAAAATAGGTTCCATGCTATCGCCATTAATTTTTATAATATCATAACTCTTCTTTATGGGTATATCTAAAATTTCTTTTAGAAAATTTTCATCAACGGAAACAATTTTTGCTTCTTCGCTTTGAGATGATGTTCCAAGTCCTGCACTTGCATAAATATCTGGGAAATATCTGAAAAAAACTTCTTCTTTGGTATTTTTATTTTCAAAATTTAAAAGAGAGTTTGCATCAAGCTCTAAAAGTTCTGATATATATTTAAGTTTATGAATTTCTGGCACAGTTCTAGAATTATCATCGCTCCTAAACCAACTCTTTATAGCTTCTACAGTAGTTCTTTTATTTTTTTCGTCGTGCAGGGTAATATAATCTGCTAAATATTGGTTGGTTATGTTTTTTTCTCTCATTTTTGACTTAATTAATTTGTAATTAAAAGTTCCTTTCTCCATAATTACCTCCTTTTTGGTGCATTTATAATACCATTTTAGCATAAAAAATAAATAATTAAGTGTATAATTAATACATTATTTTAATTTAATTTTAAGTGTTCTTTATATACACTTCAAATTAAAAAAAGAGTTGAAAAATGGATTTTTTAAATTTAACAAATAAATTAAAAAAGCACTATAGCTACGAAACTATTAAAAAAATTCGAATCAATAAAATGGTTCCAAGCTTTAAAAAACAAATAGAGTTTAAAAAACTCTATGGAATACCTCATGAATTTTGGGTGGATGTTCGTAGCAATCTTATAAACATACCTAAGCGTGGAAGAAAAAGAAAGGATAGAGAATGAAAATGATTGAGCTAAAGGTTAAGATGCCTGATGAGTATTTTGAACTTTTACAAAGTGTGGCAAATGATGGCGGATTTAATAGTATTAATGAGCTTATTACGGATAGGATTGCTCATTTTTTAAAATTTGAAAAATACTATAGAGAACTAGGTAAAAAGGATATTCTAAGCCTTGATAAGACTTAGATTTCTCCTAAGTAATTTGGAGTTTGGGTAGAGTATGGTTTAGGTTGTGCAGCTTGCTCTAGCTGTTTTATCCTGTTTTCTAACTCTTCGATTTTTTCCATAAGATAAGGGATGTTTTTTAACAAGTTTAAATCTTTGTCATCCATTTTGATAAGTCCTTTTCTTGATTGGGTGCAAAAAAAATTATAGCAAAGGACTTTTTAAAACGGATTAAGGAATGAAATGCTTGAGAGATTGATTGAGATTATAGGATTATTTATTTTTACTTTGATGATGTTGCATTTTAGACTGTTTCTAGTGGCTGGTATTTCGGCTGGGATTTTAATATCTTGCATTTATCATTATCTAAAACGCATTTTTTATCACGGTAGTAAGGACAAATAATGTATTTAAATTTATCTTTTTTAAAAACCATTTCAAAAGGAGTTTTTTTTGTAACTAATTTATATCCTAAGTTAGGATATAGTCTTTTTGTCAAATCGTTTTCTAGCTTCATATCTTTAATACAAACTCTTTTTAGTTTTTGTTTTTTAGTTAAATATAGAAACAAAGGACGGATACTTAAACCAAATAAAACACCTATCAAAAAATATACTAATTTTTCTAAAGTGGCGGTTTTTAGCATTTCGGATAAGAAAGAATTAAACATAAAAAACCTTTTTAATTTAAATTATAACATAAAGGAGAGTTGTTGATACCAAGTTTTATAGCAAGCTTTGATGTGGCTATCGGGCGAAAAAGATTGAGAGAGAGAAAAGGCTATTTGAAATTATCAAACACTATAGCTTATGGAGGACTTAGTGTTGATGCTCTGGCATTGTATATTCAATTAGCAAAGCTTAGTGAAAAAACGATTGTAAGTGAAATCTATTTAAGAGAGTTTATAAAAGTTAAAAATAATCAAAGAATGAGTTTAAATAGATTAAGAATTGCAAAAAAAGAATTAATCGAGCTTAGGCTTTTAGAAATTAAAAAGGTTAGAAATGGATCTTTAAATTTTTATGAGTGGATTTTAAAAGATGAAAATTATCAAGTCAAAAAGCATTTTAACAAATCTTTATCTTTGCTTAAAAACAGTGATGAAAAGCTAAGCAAAACTCTTAAAAATAATGCTTCATCAATCGACAGAAAATTAACCACTGAAAACGAAAAAAATCAAAATTCCCTATATATAGAAACACGCACGCACGCACGCGATAATAAATTTATAAATAATATAAATATTAATAATAATAAATTTATAAAAAAAGAGAATTTAGAAAATTTAAAAAATAATCAAGAAAAGAAAGAACGCGTTTTTAATCAAAACGCCTCTTTTGTAGTGAGCTTTTTAAAACTTGATGAAAAGGAATGTGAAAAAATGGCAAAAAAAGAATTTAAAGTCCCAAATGCTAATGAGCTTATGGGGCAAATAATGGCTTTTAATGAGAAAAATAATACAAACTTTGGTGAAGAGTTGGCTAATGATTTTATAGGCTATTGGGATGCTAGGGAATGGAAAAGAAATGGAAAAAGAATGTCAAGTGTGGCAGGAAGTCTTTATACATGGCTTAAATACGCTAAAGAAAACGAGCTAAGAAAAAATCAGCGTTTTGGTAGAAAAAAAGAAGCCAATCCAAGTGTGGTTGATAGCTTGATGGAGTATTACGGGATGAAAGATGAGAACAAAGACAAGCTCTTAGGATGCTTTTAAGGAGTAAAAAATGCAAGAAAAAATACAAATTTTAATGGACTTATTGGAAATTAATAAGGCTCAGGCAACTGATATTGTAGGTAGATATTTAAAAAATGCAAAAGATATTCATTCTTTTTTAGATTTTTATTTCGAAACTTTAGAAAGAGAGAATATCGTAGGGACAACCTATGAGAAATTAAGAATGGTTTGTAAAAAAGCAGAGATTGAATTTAAAAAACGCTTTGAAGATAAAGAAATATTTTTAGAATGGCTTTGCAATAAATATAAAAACCAAGCTTGCTTTAGACTACATGAAGGAGATTTTGAATATTCGTATTTTGCTAGCTGCGGAAATGGTAAAAAGATTAAAATTAACCAAAAATCAATTGATATCTTAGTTTGCGTAAATGCTTTTAAGCAAATCTCCTATAAAAATGGCGAACCATTAGAAAATAATGAATTTAAAGAAGCTCTACTTGAATTTATTTTCAAAAATCAAGACAGAATAGGAAAAAATTTGAATATTCCTTTGTCGGTTAAAAAAATAGAGAAAGTTTTAAGCCTAGAAGAAAAAAGAGAAATCGAAAAGATTGAAGAAACAAAACTTTTTAATGAAAACAAAGATAGGTTTGAAATTTTTATAAAAAGCAAAAAAGCTTTTAAAAAAATAAGCTAAATTTAAGAAGGCCTGAAATGGAAAAGTATTTTTTAAAAATTGATTTAAAAAGCAACCCAGTTCCTTATAAAAGAACCACGCAAAGAGCTAAATTTGCATGTAAAGATTATCTTAAATATTTAGATTTTAAAAAACTCTTGCAAATGGAGTTTAGAAGACAAAATAATATTAGCTGTTTTCAAGCCTTTGATAAGCAAAAGAAATATGAGTTTTCTTTAAAAATAGGATTTAAAAATAAAAAACACGGAGATGCGGACAATATCGTAAAAGGTGTATTGGATGCGTTATTTGAAAACGATAAGAATGTTTTAAAAGGCGATTATGAGATTATTAGCTTTAAAAAATCTTTTTTAGACTTAGAAATCAAAGAATTTAATTTTAAAGAAGGGGTGGCTTGATGGCTAGAATGATGACAAACGGCAAAAGCATCACAAAAGAAGAGCTTGTATCAAAGATAGAAAACTACTTTAGTGAAAAAACTGTTTTAAAAGAAACTAAAGAAAGTGTTATTTTTGCACCTAAAACAAAAGTGGGATTAGCTGTGCATTTAGGGATTTCAATGCAAACTTTAAATGAGTGGGAAAAAGATAAAGATTTTGGAGAAATTGTATCTCAAGCTAAGCAAAAATGTGAAATGGATATTTTAAACCATTCCTTAATCGGTACTTATACTCCTAGCGTTAGTATGTTCTTGCTAAAAAATCAGCACGGTTATGTAGACAAACAAGAAATACTCAGCGATAATGTTCAAAAAATAGAAATTATAAGAAGTGAAATCAAATGAAATTAAAGCTTGACTTTTCTTACACTCCTGCACAACTTAAAGTTTTTGATGATAAAAATCCACGCTTTATAACCGTAGCAAAAGGCAGAAGACTTGGTTTTACAAGGGGAAGTGCTAAGTTTGTCATAGAAAACTTGCTTTTAGGACAAAATGTTTTATGGGTGGATACCATACAAGCAAATTTACAAAATTATTACGAGCTATATTTTACACCTGAGTTAAAAAACTTGCCAAAAGATTTTTATTCTTGGAGTGTACAAGATAAGAAATTAATCATTAACGGAGCGGTACTTCATATGAGAAGTGCTGAAAGAAGTGAAAATATCGAAGGTTTTGGATATGACCTTGTTATTTTAAACGAAGCAGGAATTATTTTAAAAGGCAGCAAAGGAGAATATCTTTGGTATAACGCCATACGCCCTATGCTACTTGATAATCCTAAATCAAGAGCGATTATAGGTGGAGTTCCTAAAGGAAAAAATCTATTTTATGAACTTTGCAGAAAAGAACTCAGCGATAAAAATTGGAAACATTTTCAATTCTCAAGTTATGATAATCCATTTTTAAAAGAAGAGCAAATTAAAGAATTAATTGAAGAAGTGGGTGGCGAAGATAGCGAAGTAGTCAAACAAGAAATTTATGGAGAGTTTATAGATAGCGGGGGTGCGGAGCTTTTTGCATTAACTGAAATTGAAAATGCGATGAGCAAAAACTCTTTTAGTATTGAAAAAATGCAAGGTGAGAATATTTGGGGGCTTGATGTAGCAAGATATGGAGATGATAAAAGTGTTTTAGCAAAAAGAAAAGGTTTTGTAGTTGATGAAATAAAAAAATACTCACAACTTGGAACCATGGAGTTAGCAAATAAAATATTAGCTGAATATAACCAAAGCGAAGATAAACCAAAAGGTATTTTTATAGATACTTGCGGTCTTGGCGTTGGCGTGTATGATGTCTTGTTAAATTATGGCTTGCCCGTATTTGAGGCAAATTCTGCAAATTCTGCAACTAGCAATGAATACTTAAATAAAAGAGCGCAGATGTATTTCACCTTTGCGAAAAATTTAAAACACATGGAGCTTGTTAAAGATGAAGAATTAAAAAAAGATATGAGAATGATTGAATATGAGTATAGCGATAAAGGGCTTTTAAAGATAGTTTCAAAAGAACAATTAAAAAAGAACTATGGCAAAAGTCCTGATGTTAGCGATGCGGTGGCTCTAACTTTTTTTGAAAAACTATACAGCAGAAACAATACTAATGAAGATTGGAGTTATGATGGCTGGTGAGTTTTTAATGATTTATGATGCAATTGATGTAAACAAAATAAAAAAGCTTTCAAATTTAAGCGATGAGGCTATAAAGTCAAGTCTTGCAAATGAATTTTTAGAGCTTGTATCAGGATTTAATAATATTTCTAAAAAGAAATTTAAAAGAGAATTTGCGGAGTTTTTATTTGAAAAAGGAGTGAATGAAAAAGATATTTTAAAAATAACAAATTTAAGCAAAACAACAATATGGAGAATTATGAATGAAAACAAAAAGAACTAATGATGAGAGAGTATCGTTTTTAACACAACTCATTAGAGAAAGTAAAAGTGGATATGAAAATTACAAACCACACTTTAAAGAGTTGCAAGATGCTTATTTGCTTGAAAATAAGGTAATGCAAAAATTGAGAAAAAGAAATAAATCAAGTATCTACATACCAAAAATAAACTCTAAGGTAAAATACCTAATCACTAGCCTAAACGAAGTTTATTTTAATAGCGAAAGAATGGCAGATATTGAAACTTACATTAATAGCGATGATACGATTATAGAGCTATGGCAGAATGCCATAGATTTTTATAGCGGTAAAATCAATATGTTTAAGATTTTTCAACCACTTTTCTTAGATGTTTTACTTGTGGGAACAAGTATAGCCAAGCTTACTTGGCATAAAGGAATGCCACGCATTGAAAGAGTAGATATTGATAGTATATTCTTTGACCCAAATGCACTAAATAGCGAAGATATAGGCTATATAGTCAATGAAATTTACCTAACTTATAATCAAATCCATGAAAGACAAAAGCTAGGGTTTTATAAAAAAATAGAAATTGAAAAGCTTTTTGATGAAGATGATGAATATAAAAAAGTGAAGCTTTATGATATTTATGAAAGAAAAAACGATGATGAGTGGGTGGTTTCTACCTTATTTGAAAATAATTTACTTAGAAATGAAGTTACTTTGCAAGATGGACAGCCTTTTATCTGGGGTTCAATGCTACCACAACTTAAAAAGATAGATAATGAAAACTATATAAGTGCTTATGGCGAGCCTATAATGGCTTCAGCTATGCCTTTGCAAGATGAAATTAACATCACAAGAAATCTTTTAATCGATGCTGTAAGATCTCATATTATGCCAAAAATAATGATGCCAAAATCAATGGGAGTAAGCAGAGAAGATATAGAAACCCTAGGAAAGCCTATATATACAGATGACCCCAAAGGAATTCAAATACTGCCTCCTCCAAATATAAATAGTTCTGGAATAAATTTGCAATTATTAGAAAGTGAGCTAACAGAGGTAACAGGAATTAGTCCACAAAACAATGGAGCTCAAACTGCACAAAATGAAACAGCAACAGAAATAAGCATAAAAGCACAAGAAGGTGGAAGAAGAAGTGCTGACTACATAAGACAGTATAACGAAACCTTTATAGAGCCTTTATTTGATAGGTTTGCAATGCTTGTTTTTAAGTATGGAGAAGATAGTTTTTTTAATGGTTTTCAAAGAGAGGATATACCTAGTTTTAGATTTAAAATCCAAACAGGCACAGGAGCCATGAATAAAGAAGTTAGACGTGCAGGAATTCAAGCTAGTATGCAAGTTTTTTCACAATTATATCAAATGTATATGAGCATAGGCGATGCAAATTCTGCTTATGGGATTATAAATGCTAGTAAAGAACTTACTAAAGAATTATTACCAATTTTAGGTGTAAAGAATGTAAATAGTTTATTTGCTTTTGAAAATAATGAAGATATTAATCCGCAAATGCAAGGAGAAACTAATGCTTAATATTGAAATAAAAAGTGATATATCTAAAACCAAAGGAGGAAAGAAATTAATAGATTTTATCAAAGCAAAATATAGCGAATGTTTTTATATAGCAAAAAATAATGATGAGAAAGAGTTAAGGTTAAAAGCTTTAGATACTATGGCTTTTTTAGACATAATAATCAATAAAATAAAGGATGAAGAAGATGGAAAATGATGCTTTAAAAGATTTAATAAATGTCATAACAGATGATGATAAAGGAGATGTTGCTAATAATGGCGATGAACCTACGCAAGTAGAAGATAATGAACCTATGCAGGTTGCTAATGAGAACGAGCCTGATTATAAGGCGATGTTTGAAGCTTATAAAAGTGAAAATGACAACAAATTAAATGCTTTAATGAGTGAGCTTGAAGCTTTAAAAAATCCAAAGAAAGAACCAAGCGAACAAGAATTACAAAGAGAGCAGTATTTAAAAGAATTAGGACTTGATGGACTTGATGAGAAATTAAAAAGGCTTGAAGAGCTTGATAAAAAGCAAAAAGACAAAGAAGAGCAAGATGCACTAATCGCTAAATATGCACAAGTAGAAAGCGAGTTAAGAAAAGCCTATCCTGATGCGGATTTAAAGGCTATGGCAGAACTTGCAACAAAATTAAATGGTTTAGGCGAAGGTAATATTGACAGCTGGAAAACCTTGCTTAATTTGGTCGGAAAATCAAATAATGCCAAAAAAGCTGAAGATTTATCAAGTGCAAATAATAATGTAAGAACTAGTGATTTTAACGATAAGTTAAAAAAAGGCGAAGTTAGCGAGATAGATCTAGGCAAAGAATTATTAAGTTTAGTATAAAGGAGAAATTATGGATTTTATAACAGCTTTAAAAGGTGGTACAGGACTAGGCTCTAGCTTTGCAGATACTTTGATGAAAACAAGCAATTTTACTCCAAATTTAGCAAGTAGCAGTGGTGGTTTTTTAAATGGATTAAAAAATTCTTTTAGTAATTTTGGAGATTGGTTATTTAAAAGTAGCGATACAAACAAAATAACTAATTTTGATAGATTGGGAAATGTTTTAGGCGCTGGGGGTGCTTTATATGGTGCTTACAATCAGCAAAAGATGGCACAAAAGAATTATGAGTTACAAAAAGATGCTTATAACTTTAATAAGTTTTTAGCCAATGAAGAGTTAAACAGAAGAAAGAATATGGAAAATAAACTTCAAAATGTTTGGAGTAATTAAATAGATTTGGATTTAAGGAGTTTGTTTTAAAGGGTAAATCTTAACCCCTTGTATAAGGGGCTTTGTTTATTGATTGTTAATTTGCATTGACAACAATAATACAAAGTAGTATAATAACTATTAAGATTTGTAGCATCTTATTTCACCGCCTTTCTAGGTGGTAATTTAGTGCTAAGGGTGGCGACCCTTGGCACCACACCTTTTAAAATTATACACAAACTTCCTTAAATCCTTTATTTTAAAAGAAAGAATAAAGGAAACAAAATGGCATTTTATAACCCACAAAGAGTAGTATTTAATCCTGATACAGGCGTTATACAAAACGCAGGAAAAGTCGGTGGTGTCTTATATGACATCATGAGCAAAAGTTTTGATGATAAAGTTAAAGCTAATGAGTTTCAGCAAGAGCAAGATTTAAGAAAGCAACAAATGGAATTTAATCAGGCTATGCAAAATAATCAGCTTTTGCAAAATGAATTTAATAATGCTTTAGCCTTGCAAAAATTTGACCTTGAAAGACAAAGACAAGTTCAAGATAATGCTTTAAATTGGGCTAAATATAAAGAAGATAAAGATTATAATCAAAAATATTTAGATTATTTAACTGGTAAAAATAGTAATATAGTTACTAATAAAACAAATAATAATTCAGGCTTTAGTATAGATGCTAATGGTAATTTAAGTGAACCGCAAATAATGAGAGATGTTTTTAGCAAAGAAAGTAATGGCGGGGATTTGTATCATTTTGCAAAAACCTCTAAAACGCAAAATATAAATTTAAATGATATTTATGGATTTGGAGATACCATAAATCAAAAATTAAGAAATACTCCTTTTAGTAATAGTAAAAACTTAAAACAAGAATTCGCAGATAAGCTAAAAGCTGAAATAAATTTAGCACTAGTTAATATCACAAGTGGCAGGATGAGCAATGAAGATAGGCATAGATTAGAAGAATTGGTTAAAACAGATAGTTTTTACTTATTTGATAAGTATGCTAAACATGATATTGAAAAAGCAGTAGAAGTACTATATAGAGTAAAAAATGATGCCTTAAAAAAAGAATATATGGATATTTGGAAAACAGAAAGGTATTTAAAGGATAGAGATAATATAGAAAATTATTATAACAATATGTATAAAAAGCTAGAAAATGAAAAGGCTATGATAAAAGATTTTATAAATGGTGGAAATATTTTAGCTTCTCAAGGGCAAAGAGTGCCATTAAATAAGATTTTATCACAACAACCGCAACAACAATTAAACCAAGATTTTTTACAACAAAACAATATGATTACATTTAGATAATAAGGATAAAAGATGACAATACAAATACCACAGGGTGCAAAAACAATGCAACTTTTTGATATGAATATAGATATACCAGAAGGAAAAACTTATATAGATATTGATGATAATTTTTTGCAGAATAAATATAATCAATTTATACAAAATAATCAGCAACAAAACAATTTTAATTCACAAGAAGAATTAGCTTTAGATGGTAAGCCTATGAGTATGTATCAAGCACCACAAGTAAGCCAAAATGAGCCACAAGAACAAGGAGTATGGAGTAAAATAAATAAGGGTCTAGAAGATTTTAATAACCTTATAGATCCAAAAAGAATGATATCTGAAGGATTGGATTATCTTTCTCCAAAAGTTACAAGTGGTGAAGAAGGGGCAAGGCAAAAAATAGAAGATGCTACAAATCAGGTATCAGGTGGGTTGCTACCTAGAATTTTTACTAGCCCTAGCAATGAAGAGCAAAAACAAATTTTTCAAATCGCATACGATGAAATAAAAAAATTAGGATATGAGCCATTTTTAGAAATAAATAATGGAGACTATAAATATATAGGCGTTGATAAAAATGGAAAAGAAGTTGATTTTACTCCTAGTTTTAGAAATACACTTGCTAGTACTAAAAACGAGTTAGCATTTTCTGTAGCTGGTGGATATGCTGGAAGTTTAGCAAAAACAGCAGGACAAACAATAGCCAAAAAAGCTTTAAATTATTTCGCACCATCTGCAATTGGTGCTGGTAGCGGTGCTATGGCTGATCTTCATTCGCAAAGTAATAATACAGGAATTGAAGCAAGTTATATGGACTATGCTAAAAGGTTTGGAAGTGCAGCCGCAGAAGATGCCTTAGCAGGTGCTGTAGTTGGATCAGCTATAAAGGGAATAGGAAAAACATATAAAAGTGTTGGTGATTTAATAAGCAGTGTTAAAACAGGAGCAAGGGCCGGTAAAGATATGATAGATGGCATGGCGGTAAAAGGTGGTAATTTAGGTAATAGGGTTATAGATAAAATCACCCAAAAAGATATTCCTATGATAGGAAAATTTACAGATGGTGGCTTGCAAAATGCAGAAACAATTTTTAATAATCTTACAAAAAATGTAGAGAATAAAAAACAAATAGATGAACTTATAGCAAAAGAAAATCCAACATACTTAGAAAATGGAAAGCCTACAATAGAAATATTAAAAAACATTGTCGAGCAAGGACTTAACAAGAATAATCCACAATTTATACAAGATAGCGCTAAAAGAACAAGTGCTATTTTAAAAAATATTTCAAATACTTTACAAGGAGTTCCAACTACTCAAAGAAGAGAAATATTATTAAAATCAGCTCAAGCTTATCCCGAAATAGGAAGTTTTTTAGATGATGTTTTGAAGGCTGATAAGGATGCTAGTATTTCTTTTTTAAATATAATTAAAGAACAAGATGAAGTATTTAAGAACAAAACAGGTTTAAATGGCGAGTTTGATTATAAAGCTTGGCAAAAAGATAATAGCTCTTATAAAAAAAGAATTAATAATGAATATGCTCAAGCTATAAAAAGTATAGATGAGCTTAACAACGGCTCAATAAGGTTAAGCAAAGAAGGTTTAGCAAAGATTGAAGAGTTTAAAAACAACAATTTTTTAGAGCAAGATATAAAAACAAATATTAGTAGCTTTCTAGAAGATGCTATTGATAAAGACTTAAGTGCTGAGCAAATATTTAACTTAAGAAGTGCTATAAATAAGCAATTAGCCACAGGAAATAAGACGTATAATACTAAAGAAGCTTATAGGCTAGTAAAAGATACTTTAGATGAAACTATGATAAAAAATGCAAGTGATAAAGAACTAGCAAAGAAGATTTTAGAAGATGCTAATAAAAACTATGCGTTAAAAGAAAATTTTAATAATAGTTATCTAGGAAAAATCAAAGACCAAGAAACACCCGAAGCACTCGCACAAAGAATAGCTAATGGTGCTAGAAATATCAATGAAGACAAAGATTTAAAAAGAGCTTTTGAAGGTATGAATGAAGCAGAGCGAAAAGCAAATGAAAAACATGCTTTTAATGCATTACTAGCAAAACATAGAATTGAAGATATAGGATATGATTTTAAGAACCTAGCAAAAGATATGGATAATGTAGAATTTGTAAGTAAAGATTTAAAATATGCAAAAGAAGTAGTAAATGTTTATGCAAAAATTTATCAAAACAATAAAGACTTAATAATGACGGCTTTAGCTAGTAGTGGCAAAAAAACAAATTCTTCAATAGCCACAACAATACAGGGTGTTTTTGATAGGATATTAATAAGTGGTGTTTTTGCTAGAATACATGCTTTAGTTCCTTTTATGAAAAGTGCTAAAGAGCAAGCGTTAAGAAATCAAATACTAGATGCATTAAAACTTGCTAAAACCAATAAAGAAGTTATATCTAATCTTAAAAACATAAAAATAGCGGATAAAGAACAAAGTAGAATTTTTAAAGATGCTTTGGATAATTATATTAAAGTAGATAAAGAACAAAATAAAATATTAAAAGATGCACTAATAAAAGAAGGTGTCATTAAAGGCGACAACTTCTTCATGGATAAAGCTGATCCGAGCAAAGCAAAGAGTGATTATACTGCTAAATTTAATGTAGAAAAATGGATTAATAATGTTTCAGGAATTTTAAAAGATGAATGGGTGGTAAATTTAAAAGCTATGGCTAAAAAACACCCTGAAATGTTTAAAAACGAAGCAGATGTATTTAAGGTAATTAAAGAGATAAAAGACAATCCTACTCATTTTTTTAAAAACTATGATGATGAAGTGGCATTAATAGCTAAGCCTTTAAAAGATGATAAGGTTGGCAATATAGCCATAAAAAAAGATAGTGGCAAAATTATACATATTAATAAAACAAAAGGTAAGGATTTGGAAAGATTAAATCGTAGAAATAAAGCAATGCTGACAGGTACGCCAACTCCTGCAACCACTAAAGGCAGTACTACCAATGTGGAAGGCGATTTATTACAGCATTCTTTTAAAAATTCTACCCAAACTAAGCCTAAAAAAAACTTAATGGATGATATAAAAGAGAACATTAAGACTAAAGAAGTAGAGAAAAAGAATAAAAAAAGCGTAAAACAAAGTCTTGATGAAAAAATACAAAATGATAAAAAGGCTAGTGAAGAAAGAATTGAGAAAATAAAACAAGTTATAGCTAGAAAGCAAAAAATAGATAAGGTTACAGATAAAAAATAGCAGGAAAAATAGGCACTTATGCGCTAAAAAATCTTATTAAATTAAAAGAAAGGAGCGAAGATAATAAAAATTAAGGGTTTTATCCCTTAATTTTATTACAATTGCTTCAATCTTCAAACTATTTCTTAATATTAATAGGAAAAGATAAAGAAAATGTAAATTAATTTTTAGGTTTGTTTTTTATAGAATCAATTATTTTAGGTAAAAGTGTCAATGCTCCTAATATAAAAGCAAAATAAGCACCTTCATTATGCCCATTAAGAATAAGATATAATCCAACACATATACTAGTAATAGTTATAAGTAGAAAAGATACCATTCCAAAACCATTCCAAAAATGATAAGATTTTATATCTTTTTTTCTAATTTCTATATTTTTATTCTCTAAATCTAGTATTTTATTATCGTTATCTTTTTTATACTCTAAAGATTTCTCTAGCATTGTCACAATTCTATCTGCTAAATCTTTAGGTAATTTTCCTATAGCATTAAGTTCATTCTCCATAAGAAAATTAAGCTGAGTATTGAAAGTTTGAGATGGATTTTCTTTATTTTGATTTTCTTGTTTAATAGTATTAGGTGTTTTTTGTTTTTGTGATTTTTTCAATTTGTTTCT